GCCATCACACGCACAGTGAATTTGCCAACGCCACGAGCTCGCATGGTCTCGTACAGCATCCAGCTCTTGTCTTCAGAACGCATGCGATAAAAGTGCTTGCGGCAACGAGTGATCACTGATTTCTTCACAGTGCTTTCGGTCTTGGCAGTAACACCAATGTAAAAATCAGCGCCAGACTCAATCATGTAGATCACATGAGTACGATCGGTGCGCTTTTTACGGGCTAGTGTTTTTGTGTTCATGTGTATATTATAACCGATCTTGCGTTTTTGGTCAACCGTTTTTGCACATGAAAAGTATTACTACAAAATTACTACTTTTTGGGGTTAAAAAGTGTTGTTTTTATGCAACTTTTTCAATGCTAGCACGCCAGTAGCATTCTGGGCCGCCACAATCTTGGCGATATTTGTAGGCTTCTGCTTCTTCCAGGGTGGTAAAATACCGGATGTCGTCGGGGTCAACTCGTTGCACACCACAGTCGTATTCTGTCACTGTGACTTTGTACAGTGTGGAAAGTTTGACTTCTGCCATTTTGAGCTCCTTTCACTTGGGTCACTAACTACTACAATTACAGTATAAGCGATCTGGGGTTTTTGGTCAACCTCTATTTAGGCCCCGGGTAAATTTAACAATGTCCCCATACAGTGCAAACGCACTGGCTTCTCGACCATCAAAAAATACCAAGCGAGGCTTTTTGCCTAGTTGTATAAAGTATGGATGAGTCAAGTGTTTGTTCAGTGCAACCAACTGCCCCGGGTTAGCTGGTGTACCTACAGGAACATCAAATTCGTAGCTTTCGATACCCAGCTGTTTGAACACTTGATATCCTTCGCAACTCAAACGTAGGCCGCCGTCGGGACGAATATCTTGCCACCAATCTTTTAAAGCTATTTCCAAACTCAAACCGTGATCGCTGGGCAACAGCGACAGCATGTGCCTGGTATAATCTAGTTTAGACAGCATTGGGGAACACTTGGGTTCCCTGTGTCAACACCACCACAGAGAACTTGTCTGTTTTGAATTGTGTGTTGAGTTTGCGAGCTAGATTGATAGCATGTCCTGGATTTGAAAAAGATACTTTTTTGTACTTGGGTCCAGGATACTGAGTCAGCATGTTTGAAGTTTTTAAATTGATAGGCTTTGACTCATAAAACACTGCCCATACGCCTTCGCTGGCCAGCACCTGCTCAGTTTTGTAAGTCTTCTTGTTTGTGTTCTCAATCAACACTTGAGGTTTGGGTCTACTCATACATTTATTTATCACATAAACTATGTACTTTTAAAACCACCACCAGTGAGTTCTACGGTAATTACTTCGTCTTTTTGGGCACCAGGTGCTTTGTTATGCAACTGTTCCAGCGTCAACAACAACTTGGTAATGTCGCTGTGCAAGTCCTTGGCGTCTCGCATGCTCATGACAAAGTCTTTTTGACCACGACTTTCGTGTGCTTTGATGCTGTCAACAAAGCGATTGATGTGTAAACTCATTATTTGATCTCCTGTTGCATTTGATCACGCCATTGAATTGCGTCTTCTTCGTAGTCAAAATGCGGACTGAGTTCTAGATCTTCATTGTGATCTTCGACCCAGACCCAGCAATCGTCGTATTCATCATTGATTAGTCGCATGGTATTTCTCCGTTGAGTCTGTATATTATTTCTTCAAGAACGGCGTAAGCTCAGGTGCTTTCCAGCCCATGGGCTTGAGTACCTTGCCATCTTCACGCTTGCGCACCTTGCCGGTGTCTCGATCAATCTTGGCAAAGTTTGTGTTCATAACTTCTTTCCAGGCACCTTCGCCGTTGAATCCAGCACTATGTATAGCACCAATGGTGACCACCAGGATGTCAATCAAGGCGTCCAACTGTTCAGTCATGTCGTCGTCTGCCACTGCTTGTTTGAGTTCAGCATGTTCTTCGTCAATTAGATTCAGATACATCTTGTACTGAGAAATTGCATACGCATCAGTTTTCTGATCACATGCTCGCATAAATTTCTCTTGATCTCTAAACGGATTTGTCATTTGCTTGTTCCTTGGTGTGAAAAGGGCCTTGATAGTCATATCGTTGTAGTGCAATCAACTTGGGATTCTGCACAGTCTTCCAGTCACGATGTTGTTTGACTCGGTACCATCCAGCAGCATACCAGCTTTTGCTTTTGGTGTCGCGGGTGAACAACGGCAATCGGTGTTTCACATCCCATACAGGATTGTACACACGTCCGGTGACTTCAAACCCATGCACCTGGTTGGTGACTGGCTTGACACTGGATAACTTGGTAAATTCAATATTGGCCTCGCGACCAGCCATCCGGATGGTTTTGTAGCCGGCCACACGGTTCTGTATCTTTACAGTGACTCCAGATTCATCTGCTTCGATTTGCCCAACCTTGCGGTTGTCCTGTTTGAGGATCCAGTATCTGTCGGGAATAACTGGTTTTGCTTCGATCATTTTAATACTCCTTGGTATGTTGTGTTCAGCCAACGACCCATGGCATCTGCATGGTCGCTGAGTTTGACAAGATCGTACTTGCCACAGAATTTCAAAAAGTGTGCACCTACCATGCCCACATCTTTGTGACTGACTTGTTCGCGAATGGCAGCATCTACCGCGGCCTTGACATCATCGGGCTGTGCTGTGAGATCGATCAAGGTACGGTTGCGTTCGTAGTCGTCTAGCACTCGGTGTTCTGCTTGCTCGTGGTCAGACCATCTCTGAAGCATGAGATTGTTCCAGGCATAACCACGGCGATCACGGTCTTTGAAAGCTTCAGTCAAGCCCACCTGATTCTTGGTGCCTTTTACTCGCACACCAGGATAGGCCGAAAACACATTGTCACCTGGGTCGCCACGCATACATTTCATGAACAATGCCCAATGCTGATAGTCTGCAGGTATTTCAAACTTGGGGTCAGGCTTGCCTACTTTGATTTTACTGTTGCTTTCAACAGTGAATGCCAGGCGGCGACCACGATTGTCTGTGACACCGTCCACAGCAAACAAGTGTTCATTGATGCCGTTGTAGAGTTTGACATTGGGTGCAATCATTTGCACAAAATCTGAGTCTGAACTCACAATCACATGTTCGTCTTGTGGATGCAGTGCGATCCAGCGAGCAATCACATCGTCTGCTTCGGCAGTGGCACAGCGTATCACACTGCAATTGGTCTTGGCTGAGAGATACTGGGTCATCAAATCATAAGTCTCCCAAAACATCTTGTCTTCTTCGGATTCAGTCTCAGTCATGGCACCACGTGCCACAGCACGGTTGGCCTTGTAGGGTTTGTACACGTCTTTGCGCCACGAGCGACCTTCCAGTGCAAACACCACGTGGTCTGCTCCAAGATCACGAGCAACCTTGTTGGCACTCATAAAAGTCAGGTGCAGGGCAAAACCCAGCTTGGTCCATGTGTCACTGGCACGATGTGCTTGATGCCTGGCACGAAAGAACATGTTAGACGTGTCGATTAGCAGGTATTTCATTGGTGCCTAGTAGTTGGTTATCTTTAATGTATTGTAGCACACGTTCAGCCCAAAGTCTATGACTTTTGGCATCAAAATGATAACTTTTGGCATTGGCATAGGTGCCACCGTTGTTTATTAGCCAATTATGATAGGATTCTTCCCGAACATACGGATACATGTAGTATTTGCCCCAGTCGAGTTGATCCTGGATATCACTAAATGTACTGTGGCCACTAAAGAACAAATGTCGCACGCCTAGCTGTTTGAGGTACAAATGCATTGCCCAAATTTTATCATGTGCATCAAGAGTTTTACTGGGCCAATCTACATTTACCACATAGTTTTTGTAGCGTTCTTGTAGTTCAGATGGCACAGTGTCTATTCCGCTAGCATTTACTTGATACCATGTGCCATTATGCAACCATTCTTCTCGTTCCCAAGTGGTCCATTGCAAAATTACAAACGTATTTGCCAATTGTTCTTGATTGTGATTGATCCATTCTGTGGTGGTTCTAATAACACGATCGTTGCTGCCGCCCGAACTGGCCTGACATATCAAGTCCATGCCCATGGCGTCTGCTATTCTTTTGCCGTAACTAACTGCCAGGTTAGCAGGATGCGGCTCAGCTCCAGTTCCCCATAGATCACCGTCATCACATGACCAGGCGTATTTGACCAACGCCTCAGCGGCTGCACTATGGCTACAACCATTAACGTACAAGATCATTTGTGTGACAGTGCCTTGTGACTTTCGGCAGCAACCACACGCTTGCGTAGACTACTGCTGGAGAAACTATGGTCTCGTCCGTTGAATACCAGTTCAATTCCTCGCAGGGCACCTTCGGACCGACCACTAAAATCCTGATGCTTGTATTCTACACCCAGCACACGCACATCAAGTGGCAGAATCAACAACAGGTCAATGAGATCTTGTTCAGTTTGATACACCACAACTTCGTCCACATAACGGCAAGCAGCCAATTGTATCTGTCGTTCCACAATGCTTTGTATAGGTTTGTTTTTGGTATCAGGTCTGTCAATTGTGGGATCAGTTTGCAGGCCGCATATCAAATAATCGCAGTGGTTCTTGGCTTCTGACAGCATGGCAATGTGGCCAGCATGCAGCATGTCAAAGGTTGAGAAAGTGATGCCAATTTTCTTTCCGTCTTGTTTGAGTTGTTTGATGTGATTAAATATCATACTAAATCTTTAAACATTAATTTTCTGCCTGCCTCACCAATTTCTTGATCAAAAATTTCTCGAGTACGTTGCATCATAACACAAGCCATCATCAGCAGTTCTTCGCGATTGTCGCACATTAGGATTTGTTTTTCTATGGGTAGTGCCAATTCTTGCATGCGCTCTTCGACGTTGTACATGTTTATGATACCTCGCTGCGACCGTTGCCAATGTCAGTGCTGCGTACCCAGATGCCTGATTTGTTTATGGCCTGCTCTTGTTCCCAAGTTTCCATCACCACATGGCGGCACACGTTCTGAAACCAGCGATCCATAATTTCTGTGTCAGTGTCGTCTTTTTTGATCATGTAGCCAGCTTTGACCAGTCGAGCAATAAAGATTTCGTTCCAGTCTAGTTCAAACGCACCTTGGTGCAAGTTTTCGGGGTCAACGTCCATGCGCAAGATAGCAACATAAGGCTCGCCTTTTTCAGTTGCAAGCTCTTTCTCACTCTTGACCGGAGGCTTGGCTTTTGGTGCCCTGGGTTCAGGCTTTGGGGGCACTAGGCCACCTGCTGCAGGCCGGTCATTGCCAAGCCACTTTTTGATTTTGTTGAACATTTATTTTCCCCAGCCATTGCCCCAGATATCCACATGCAATCGTGGACTGTACCAGTAGCCACGTTTAAGTGCTTCGTCGGCCACGTTAATTCTGTTGCCGTTATACACTGACACCACGCCGCCAACAGGCATCACAAACACAGGGCCTGCAAATTCACGACTGCGATATTCGGCCACAGCACGATCCAGTTCGTCAAAGTCCGCAGGCTTTTCTACCACAAACTTGAGATAGGTCACACCGTAGGATTCATAATCCCAGACCACATCAGGCCGTATAGCATCTGCCCAAGCTTCGCCACTCACACTCAGCTTGGGGCTGACGCTGAAAGTGATCTCACCAAACCAGTTGGCCAGATACTGTTTGAAATCTCGAGTGAGTTCTTGGGTACCATTGGTTTCAAATGTGATATGCCGCAGACCACGTTCGGCTAGAATATCCAACAGTTCTGGATAAGCACGTTGCCAGCCCAGCAAGGGCTCGCCGCCAGTGATTACCAAGTGCACGGGATTGCCGTTGGGCTGTTGCCACACACCATTGGGCAACAGTTCAGTCATGCGGTCTGCCAGTTCTTGTGCAGTGTATGTGGGACTGAGATGTTTGAAGTCTGGGTGCCATGACGCATAGCTGTCGCAGCCAGTTGTGACCAAGGGTAGTTCTTCAAAAGTCTTGTACAGTTCAACTTTCTTGGCCACTTTGTCTGCTTCTGTGGATTTTTCTCCAGGCTTGCAGCCAAATCCTGAACAGGTAAAGTTGCAACCAAACGTGCGTAGAAATACTGAAGGAACGCCTACATAGCGACCTTCGCCTTGTGCTGAATAAAATAGTTCACTTACTTTGAGTTTCATAATCTTTTTACCTTTGCTATTCCTGAACGTGCAGGGGTTTTTGTTAAATTAATACTTTCCTCATGCATTTTAACACGAGTTGATTCTTTTGTCACCCAACCTGGCAACACTACATCTAGATAAGCCAAATGTTCTTCGGGACTGGGATGTGGATCATCTCCTGGTTTAGGCCAGTTGTTTAAAAAAACAGTTTTGTCGTATCCAGGCAAAATAGTATCTAGCACATCTGAATACAGTCTCATAACATCTCTATAAACACTGACATTGTCGTCGGCAACAGGTCGAGCCATTAGTTCTACCATGCTTAAAAATTTCCAGTTTATGCCCGGCCGGTTTTCTAACAAAGTTTTTACAGCTTTGATGTATGCCAGATCGCGAATTAAAAATCCTCGCTCATCAATGTGAGATCGAAGATAGTCTGGATGATACACTGTCTTGGCAAAATATGCATTACCCGGTGTGTGCCATCTGTCTTGTATGTACCGGTCTTCTCGATCAATGCTGGTCCAACAAACTACTACAGTATCGTCAGGTCCAA